CCGGTGACCAGAGCTTAGTCACTTACCCGCGTTTCCTCGAAACAACCTACTAATGGAAATCGTCGGCAAAATTATTAGCAGCTGGAGCCGTATGATCGGCGCGGCCCGGCACGATCCACGCAAGCGCCGGTGGGTGGACGCCCAGCTGGCGGATACCCGGCTAGACGTCAGCTCGGCCAGCCGGCAATCCATCGCCGCCCTATCCCGCTGGCTATGCTACAACAGCGCCATTGTCCGGGGCGCGATTGATACTATGACGCGCAACGCCATAGGGCCCGGCATTAAGTGCCAGGCCCGCACTGCCGACGAAGGCTGGAACAAAGCGACCGAGGAGTGGCTGGCAGCGTGGGAAGGCAGCTGCGACGTCCGAGGCATACTTAGCTACCAAGCGATGCAACAGGTGGCCACTCGCACCATGTTGAGGGACAACGAGATATTTATTTTACTGACGGATAACGGGGACGGCTATCCGCAGCTGCAGCTGGTCGAAGGGCACCGCTGCGAATCGCCCAGCTACATCCAAAACGATCCCAAGATTTTCGACGGCGTGCGCATGAATAAGTTTGGCCGGCCGCTGAGCTACTACATCCGCACGGGCGTTGCAGGGAACAGTTTTACCGAAGTGCAGGCCACTGATCTGATCCTGCTGGCGGAACGGGATCGGGCCGACGAAGTTCGGTCGCTAAGCAAATTGGCCTCTTGCATAAACTTAGTTTTAGATCGTGAGGAAATTTTAGATTACGAAATGCTGGCTTGTAAGAGGGCGGGCCAGATTGGCCTAGCCATTGAATCTACCACCAACTCAGGCCCAGGCTTTTTTAACCCAACCGAAACGACTGAAACAAATCTGACCACCGACAAATTCTTTGGCGGCGGAGCGCTAGTCAATCTGCCAATGGGCAAAACTTTGCGAGAGCTGAAAAATGATCGGCCGAGCCAAAACTTACAGCAACACATGGATCAGTATATCCGGGCAGTGGCGTCCGGCCTGGGCGTTCCCTACGCCTACATCTGGTCGCCCAATGAGCTGACTGGCCCCAGCCAACGGTTTGTGTTGGCGCAAGCCCAGCGCCGGTTTGATGAGATTAGTGATACTATCATTGAGCAGATGCTCAAACGGGTGCGCAAGTGGGCGCTGGCCAAGGCCATCAAGCGCGGGGATCTGACGCCGCCTAGGGGCATGCAGCTGTGGTGGGAGGCTGTCTATCACACACCCGCCCGCACCACCATAGACGCCGGGCGCGATTCCGCCGCTGACCGGGAGGATCTTAAAATAGGCATCAAAACACTGGCCGACATCAGCGCAGAGCGCGGCTCCGATTGGCAGGAAATTGTAAATCAGAAGATTGCCGAGCAGATCTACATTAAACAAAAGGCACAAGAAGCCGGGCTGACTATGGCAGACGTCCAGATCACTGGCGCACCCGCAACACCCGCTGCCCCTATTGCCGCTACGCCACCGGCCGCACCGCTTCCAGAGGATACGACCGTTCAGCCCGAACTTGAGGAAGTGATCGCGCCAGTGCAGGCATCAGTTCCTACCACGGAAACCTTTACAATGCGTGACGAACCAGATTTTAACCTTACCCCAAAAGAGATGAATATGGTGGTGAAGGCGATCGGGATCGGGTCAAGGCCAAAAACAAAGAAAAAAAAATAGGTGGTTTAGCCTGCTGGGTAAGGCCAGGCTTGGCGCATGGAAGGCGTAGGAGTAATTGGCGGGACTATACTTTTTATTGTGCTCCTTGTTCTGGGCGTTCTGCTTCTGCTTTTGCCTGTGTTCGTTTTACAGATTGCCAATTCATCAACTCGCAGCGAGGAGTTGCTAAAAAAAGCCATAGCTGAACTAGAGAAGATCAACGCTTACCTCGCTCCTCCTCCGCCTCCGCAGGAGTAATTTGACACGCCATGCGCGGGCATGGCTCAAAAACTATTTAAGGGAATTTCTGTCATCACCGCTGGCCCTGCTTTGGGTCACGGGATGATTATCGACGCAGACACACTGGAACAAGTTGTTCAAGCTGGGAACGATCTGGGTCAGGTCAAGGTACTGTCTGATCACAGCTCTAGCGTTTCCAACATCATCGGATACTTAGAAAACTTCACGCAGGATGGCGGTCGCGTCCGGGCGGATCTCACCTTGTTTGAAAGTCACGAAGGCTTTGCCTATTTCAGCGAATTGATTGGCACGCTCCCTGGGCAGATCGGATTCTCCATCAGCTTTAGCGGCGTGCCTAGGATGGCAGAGGACGGCACACAACTAGCAGACGTCAGCACGCTCTATTCCGTCGATCTCGTTACCACTCCCGCGGCCAATCCGACCGGCGTTTATTCCGCACGGGTTGACACACGCAAATCTCTTAATATGGATACAATCGTAAAAGAATCAGCGCCGGTTATCGAAGCCGCGCCCGAAGCACCGGCGGCCCCGGCGTTTAATGCCGAGCAGGCCATCGCCGCCCTCTCCGCCCGCAATGCCGCCCTCTCCGCCCGCATCGACGAACTCGAAGGCAAATTTGCCGCCAAGTTTGAAGCCGTGGGCGAGGAAGCGCCCGTTGCGGAAACTCCCGCTCCTGTGGAAGCACCCGCCGTTGCGGAAGCTCCTGCCCCTAAAGTCAGCGCCAATCTGGAATCCAACGACAAGATCGTCGCCTTGGAAACCAAGCTCGCTCGCTTGACCATCGAGCTGGAAGCCAAGAAGGGCACCGCCCCGGTCGAGATGACAGAAGCCAAACCACTTTCTCGTAACGAACTTCTCTTGAAGTTTAACGAAGAAAAAGATCCCCGTCGTGCGGCGGAGATTTTCAACCAAATCAAGCTCGCACGATAACAAAGAAAGCAGGATAGAATTATGGCAAATACGCTAGGCACAACGAGCAACGGCAAAGTCGTAGCGCAAAGGGCGCTCGAATTGCTGGTTGAAAACTATTCATGGATCTCCCAGGGAGTAACCGATTTTTCGGACGCAACCGCCCGCAAAGGCGATGCGATCACCACCCACACTGTTTCCATCCAGTCCGCCTCTGACTACAGCACAACCGCTGGCTACGTAGCTGGCGATGCGACTCAGGCGGACGTCGTGGTAACTCTGTCGAATTTCAAACACGTTTCGTACGCTTTGAACGACGACGAGCGCACCAGCTCCTCGATCAACTTGGTCGAGCGCTTTGCGGCACAGGCGGCACACGCCCTGGGCAAGAGCATGGTCGATACCGTTCTCGCCTTGGTTACCAACAGCAACTACACCACGACCGCCACGCTTGCGGCCGGTGCGGTGACGTTTGGTTCCATCGTGGACATCGCGGCCCAGCTCAACAGCGCCAAGGCGCCGATGGGTGGCCGTTTCGCAGTGCTCAGCCCTGGCAACTACGCCAACCTCTCCAAAGATACGATTGTTGTGGCCAACGCCCAGCGCTCGACTGACTTGGTGGGTGGCGCCTCGCTCGGCGAAGTACACGGCATCAACGTTTACAACTACGCCTCACTGCCCTCGGCCGTGTCCAAGGGATTTGTGGCGCAACAGGAAGCCATCATTGTGGCGGCCCGCCTGCCTGAGATCCCCAATGTGGAATTCAGCGGCACCGTCGCCAACGTTACCGAGCCCAAGAGCGGTCTGTCGCTCCAAGTGCGCGAGAGCTACTCGCTCGTAACAGGCAGCGTTCAGAGAACCTACACGCTGATCTTTGGCGCTGGCAAAGGCTCGGCGGCATCGCTCGTTCGTATCGTCTAAGTTAGAGAATCATCCGGGTTGCCCGGACGCATCGGGGGGTGCGTCCGGGCTTTCCCACTCTAAAAATATGAATACCCCCCTTGTCTCATTAGCTTTAATCGCTGGCCCCGGTGAGGGTCAGATTTTGCGTCGCCTCATTGAATCGTCCCGTGGCCTTTGGGATGAGATTGTCGTCGTGGCAGCTGTAGGCAAAAACAGCGACGACGATCTACGCCAAGCGTTGCAGGATGGCGCAGGCAGCGCGGGAAAGTTTGACCAATACCACAACGCCCCCGAAAACGCAGACTGGCCTCATATTGATAATTTTGCGGCAGCTC